CGTCAACTAATTCAACACGAGACCACCCTTTTCCCTTTTTTATTGATCTAACCATAGCTTGAAGTATAAAAGTTCCTTCTTCTAAAAATTCTTCAAGAGGTGTTATTTGAGATTTTATACCTGAAGTAATGCCTTTTACATCAAATTTTGGTATACCTAAGTATTCATAATAGTTTTCAGACTCTTTACCAGTTCTGGGGTTATCTTCAAATGCAAGTGCTCCAATTTCATTAAGAGTAGAAACTGCTCTTGAATTAATTCCCGATCCTTTTGTGCTTGTCACTTCTAAAACATAACTATAAGATTTAAACGGCTTGGCATTAATAATTTTTTTTCCTATGTTTTCAGAGATATACTTAATATTAGCAAGGCCAAATCTGATACTATTACCTTGAATACTAAAATCTAAATCAGATTCATTAATATGTGGTAATAAAACTTTTATTCCAAGTCTTTTAGCTTCCAATAAATATTCTGTTCTTGCATCTTTATCTTTTTCGTTTTTGAGAAGAGCAAATACGAACTCAAGTGGATAGTAATGCTTAAGCCAAGCAGTCCAATAACTGAGCATAGAATAAGCAACAGCATGAGAACGATTAAAGGAATAGCCAGCATGCGCCTCAAAGTCACGCCACAAATGTTCAGCATCTTCTTTAGAAATGTAACGATTTGCACCTTCAATGAATTTATCTTTAAATACATCAAACTCCTTTGCATCTTTCTTTTTACCAATAATTTTTCTAACTTTATCAGCTTCAGACCAAGACATGCCACCTAAATGTACGCAAGCTTGCATAACTTGTTCTTGATAAATAATAACACCATAAGTACGTTCAGTAAATTCTTGCATAAGGGGATGCACATAAGTTACCATTTTATCTCCACGCTTACGACTCATGTATTCAGCACCTACGGTATTCATGGCCCCTGGACGAACCAATGCGTTTGATGCAACAAGATCTTCAAATTTATCTACACCCATTTTTATCAAAAGATTTGTATAAGGTGTTGCTTCTGCTTGAAAAACTCCTTTTGTAAAACCATTAGATAAATCATAAAATATTTTTTTATCGTCTAAAGGTAATTCATTTAAATTGATATTTTTTTCATGCCTTGATTTAATAATATTAATTGTATCTTGGATAACTGATAGCGTTTTAAGCCCAAGAACGTCAAATTTAATTAGTCCAATATCTGCTGCTTGATCCATATCATAAGCAACAACTGGAACACGGCCAGAAACCTCTTCATCTTTATCACTTCTGGTTTCAATAGGAGCATATTTAGATATTGGTTCTTTAGCCACAACTACTCCTGCAGCATGTATTCCTACCGATCTTATTCGTCCACGCAAATCAGATGCAAACTTTAAAACTTCGGGATATTTTTGTTTAAACCAATCTACATTTCGATTAGACTCAAACTCTTCAAAAGTTTCAACACCCTTAAGTGCTTTATTTATTTCACCCAAGGGTACATCAAATACTCTACCCGCATCCCGCACAACACCTTTGTCTTTAAAATATTGATATGTTGAAATTGATGCAACATTTTTAAATTTTTTACGAAGATAATCTTTTACTTCTCCACGACGGCGATCCATAAAGTCTGTATCAATGTCAGGAAAATCATTACGTTCAGGATTGATAAATCTAAAAAACAATAAATCAAATTTAATTGGATCTACTTCTGTAATACCTAAAAGATAACAGACTAAAGATCCTGCTGCAGATCCTCTTCCTGGCCCAACCATGATTTCATTTTCTTTTGCCCAACGTACCATGTCGCCAACAACAAGAAAATAACTACTAAACTCTTTGTCTTTGATGACATTAAGTTCTTCTTCCAATCTTTCTTTATATTGATCATTCTCTAATCCTTTTTCTTTAAGAGATTCATTACACATTTCAATTAACTGTTTGTGTGCGTCTTTTTTTGGTTTAGGTAAAAGTTGTAAATTTTCATGAAACTCATATTCTTCTACCTTATTTGTAATCTCTTGTGTATTTTTATAAATTTCATCTGACCATTTAATTCCAAAATCAATTTTAATTTCATCAAAACTTTGAATATAAACATTAATATCTTGAAAAGAAATTGGCCGATCTGGATATAAATGATTAAATCTTTCAAAAATATCTTTAAATTTTTTGCCCGATTCGTAATTAGCGCCTTCTGCAAGATTAGGTTTTGTTGACAAAATTAACAAAACTTCTTCTAAAGCTTTTTGATCTTTAGTTGCATAATGACAATCGCCAGTTGCGACCATTTTAATACCTATTTTTTTAGATATTTCTATAAGACCTTCATTAATTTCTTTGTCGTTATGTGATTGCACTTCAAGATAAAAATCGTTTCCAAATCTATTTTGAAACCAATGTGCGTACTCAAATGCTTTATCCATATCATTACGCTGAATAGCTTTTGCAATAAGACCATTCATGCAACCAGACAAGACAATAAGTCCATCTCCGTATTCATCAAGTATCTCTAAGTCAATGCGGGGCTTGCGATAGTATCCTTCTGTCCATGCAATCTCAGATAACTTTTGTAAATTTTTTAAACCTTCAGTATTTTTTGCAAGCAAAATAATATGATTAAATACTTGTGTATTGTCATCACGCTTTTTAATATCACGCTTATCAAAACGATCTGTAGCAGATATATAAGCTTCTAATCCAAGTATTGGTTTCATCCCCAGCTTTTTAGCTGCGATCTGCATTTCTCTATGTGATGCAAGTGTTCCATGATCTGTTATTGCCATTGCTGTTTGCCCTGCATTTTTTGCAGCAGTCAATAGCTCTTCAGCAGAACACAAACCATCCATTAAAGAATAGTGCGAGTGCACATGTAAATGTGTGAAATTCACCAATACTCCGATTTAGATTAAATTACCACTCAACAGATGCTGAAGTGGATGATTCTGCAGATGAATCTGAAGTGACTCCCATATAGAAACCTTCTTGTTCTGCATAAACAACATTTCTTACTGCTGTTTTTTCAAGATCAAACAATTCCAAACTTTCAAAATCAATTGGTTTAACCTCTGCAGTTGGCAAAGGAATGATTGAATAATTTGTATCAGTTTTTTCGCCTGTGCGCTTTAGCTTCCAAGTAAGATTTGAAATACTTCCTGTTTCTACAGCATATTGGCTAATTTCTGGTGTTGCAGATTTTGCTCCAGTACCCTGTGAAAAAATTGCTACGTATGGAGCTTCTGTACCATCATCAACTAAAACATTTATGTAAAAACGTGGACGGCCTTTCCAGCCAGCTTTAGGGTCACGACGGTGCTGCTCACAACCAAAACATTGACCTAAATCTTCAATTGTACATAATGCCTTGCGACGATAATCTTTTGGGTTTGTGTGTTCAATAGCTATAAAACCACAACCTGCTTTATCATTATAATTTGTTGAATCTGGATCAATTTCCTGTAAGAAACGAATCTTAACTGATTGTCCATCTTTTACTTGAAGCCATCTGCCTTTTGTGCCAGAATCGCTTGATGTTGGTCTATCCATTGCCTTATTCATGGCAGCTAAACCTTTTACTATTCCCATATATATATCTCCTTGTGTAGTGGGCTATACGATGCCCTGTATTACTATTATATCACCAATTTAAATACTCAAAATTGCTTACTGCATTTTTAATACATTGTTTAATTTCTTCATCTTTAAGATCACCCACATCTTTTGCATTATTTGGATATACAATATCCATATCATATGATGCCCAAGACACTGATTTTCCCTTTAATCTAGTAGCTATTTCTTTTCCTAATTTTCTGCCTGCTTCATCAGCATCAGTAGCAATAATTATAGAAGAAGAATATTTATTTAAGTTTATTAAGTTTTCCTTAGATAAACTACCACCTAGCGAAGCTACCACATTAGGATACCCCGCTTGATGAATTCTAATTGCGTCAAAAGACGATTCACAAACTATAATTGTGTCACTAAGTTTTCTTGCTCTATGCAAATTAAACATAGTTAAACTACGTGGTAAATTTGTACTATTTTTAAAATATTTTCCTTCTATAGATCTTCCCACTAATCCGACTGGAATACCCGTGGGACTATGGACTGGAACCGTAACCATGTCTTGATTTTCAGAATATCCCAATCTAAAATAATCAATAGATTCAAGGCTTATGCCTCTAGACAAAAAATATTGTTTTGCTCTTTCTGAATTTTTTAAATCTTTAAATAATTTATCCAATGTTTCTTGAGAAAATTCTTCAAAGTCTGGTTTATCTTCCATTAATGCTTCCAGATCATCATCAAACGTTTCATATTGTTCTTTTTTAAGATTAGCCATTAATCGCATAGCTTGAAAATCATTCATGTGCCCTGTTTGTTTTATAAGGTCTATTAATTTACCTTTTGCTCCGCATGATGGGTTATAACAAACATAAAGGCCTTTTTCATAACTTACTGCAAATGAAGGGGTTTTTTTATTATCATGAAAAGGGCATAGACACAAAAAGTCAGTAGATGTTTCAGAAGAAATATGAACACCTACATTATTTAAAATTTCTTTGATTTGTTTTTGATTATATCGTTCAACTAACAACATTACTCCATCATATCAGTTTTTATATTTGTTGTCTATCTTTTGTAAAATTGTTGACCCGAAAATCCTTCAATATTTAACGCTTTCTTTTTTCCCACATATACACCAAATATTTCTAAATTAAAACTATAATTATCTTTTTTTTCATTATACTTAATAGAAAATTGAGGTTCTAAATCTAATACTGGAACATAGCCCCTAGAACGCATGTCTTGTATAAGAAGTCGTTCATGCATTTCTCTTATTCTTTTAATTGAAGCATCATCTTTAATAACACCGCCAATTAAAAACGTATGTATTTGTTTTTTTAGCATAATATCACTAAGATTAATTATACTAAACTAATGCTATTCCTCAAATTATTGCTGTATGTCCATTTCATATATCTCTTTAACGACACCACGATTTAAATCCCAATCTAAATAAAAATCAAAATTAGTTCCGTGACGATTTTTACGACTTACAATTTCCATAATATTTGTATCAGATTGCTTATGAACTGCAATTGCTAAATCAGCATCATACTCAATTGCTTTTGACCAAGCTACTTGTGACATCATCGGAGGACTATCTTGATCTGATATATCATCCATTGTTGCAGCAGTAATGTCAATTACAGGAATTGCATTGCGAACTGCAAGAAGTTTAAAATCACGAGAAATATTTCTATTACGTTCTACTTCAGATTTAGCACCTGATGAATCATTAAATAGTTGATGATAATCAAGAATAACTAAGTCTGGTTTATATTGATCAATTTTAGCCTGAACCGTGTTAGGGGTTACCTGTCCTTGTCCTTCATTTGATATAAGTATAAAACTATTTTTATCCGTAAACTTATTTTCTGCCCACGAATGAAAATCATCTGTATTAACCATACCTCTTGAAAAATCTGAAGCCTTAAATAGCCCCGATCCCATCATTGTATAAATTCGATCACGCATATTTTCTGGTGACATTTCAAGAGATATAATCATAGGCCTAAAACCTTGTTCCCAAGCTTTACAGGCTAGATAAGAGGACATCCAAGTCTTACCCCTACCAGCCCAGCCAATCATTACTATAAGGTGACCTGGAGCCATTCCTGTAGGGTAGGCAAGGTCAATAGCCTTAAACCCTGTCATGATTCCTGGACTACCGCCCATTGCAAGAGAGCGTTGACGAATTGATTCAAAATGTTTTTCTGCAGATTCATAATCAGTTAAATCTACATCTCTAACCGCCCCAGTAAGTCTAGACAAAGCATTTAATTCAGTTTGCATTTCTAGCAAAACTCTTGTTGCGGAATTATTTTTTAAGCTTGCTCCATTACGTAATAAAAGATCTTTAACCCTAGTAGTAAGAAATTCATTTTTAAGATTATCTAGATAATAACCTGTTTCTCCTTTTACTGACTCGGGTTCAAAATCTTTAAATTTTTCTTGAATAACAGATACATCGGGAACTGCTCTAAACTTTAAATAATAAGATTTAAGGCCTTCCCACACATCACGGTGGGACATAAATATATCATCAACATTATCAGATAAAACTGTAGCAATATCTTTATTCTTACAAATTGCAGAAAGTAATGCAGCCTCAGTGTTCATCTAATTCCATTTCTACTAACAATCTTGTTTGATTTCTTAATGTTTTTCTATGCTCAACATCTTCTTTAGATTTTATCATTATTTCGTTTAGTCTGTCAAAATTATATAAAAACCAATTTAATGGATGGCCTGGCTTGCTACATTCAAAATAATATTCAATTAGCTGTTTAGATCTATCAAATCCAAAAGTATCAATAACATCTTGCATTGCCCATTTTTCTCTATACCGATTAACTATTGGCTGCTTGTTATACTTTTTTTTATACAAGGTAATGTAAAGAGACACCAGCGAATAAGCTAGTTTTGCATCTTCTTTAGCCACTATTTATTTCCTTTTAACTCTTTTTCAATTTCCTGAACTTTTTCAACTAATTTATCTTCAACAAATTTATATATACGATTAGTTGCTGTATCTGTATTTTCGCCATCTCTTACAAAATCTTCTATACCAATACCAACTTTAATACTTTCATAATTACCTAAATTACGAGTAAACTGTAATTCTACTTTAACGCTCGTTTGATTCGTCATCTTCTGTTGCTTCCTTTTTTGAAACTGGTAGGCCAAACCCTGGCTTAAACTTTTTTACATTTTTATCTGCTAGGTGCTGGTACAACATCATCATTCTATCTGAGATAGCAATTATAGCATCTAGATCTTCTTTTTGTAAAGCTAGTTCCATGGCGTGTTCAAGAATAACTAATGAAAGGTCTAAGGCATGCTTTGCATCTTTATTTAATTTAGTATTTTCTACCATTCTGGTTGTTTCCAAACTGGAACAAAAGTTCCATCGTTGTTTTTTGCATACAATACTGTTTCATTTTTTAACAAAGCTTCTAATTCCGCCTTACTTGGTATATTACTGGCTGTGACATTTCCGTCTTTTCTTGGTCTTCCTATATGTACTGTTTTAAAAAATTCTCTAATTTGTCTAATATTATTTTCAGAAAAAAAATATCTTCCTAGTTTTTCTTTATTATCTAATGCGTAAGCTTGTTGTGGTTTGGGAATATCCCCTGACCGTAAATGTCTTTTTATAGTATCTACGTGTCTATTAATTAATTTACCAACTTCTGAAATAGAGTAAGCGTGTTGTTTATTTTTTTGTACATCAGAATAGTTATATGCAACACGCTTATTTTCTAAAAAATTCCACGCTACTATAGTATCATCTGTTCTATTTGTTTGTAAAGCTCTATGCAGAGCGTCATTTAAATAGAAATACAGAATTCGACGTTCAGATCTTTTTCTATTTTTTCTAACCATCTTCCGAGTGCGCTTCCATCTTTTTTAATTATCCAACGCTTACCGCAGGCAATGCAGAAGAGCTCAAATCTTAATTTTTGAGAAAAAACTCGATCTATAAAAACTCTGCCTCTGCATTTCCCGCAGCATAACATTTATTTAATTACTTCCCAGCCCCCACACCAAAAGATGAATCCTTTGGATTAAGTGCACGTAGAAGTGGTCCTGCGACTGCTGCAATAGCTGCGCTTCCTAGCGCCTTGGCATCTGTGTTTCCTGACAAGTACATTGCAAGTACTGCTGAAATTGCTGTACGAGCATACGATGCTAGTGCTGATTGAATTTGCTTATTCATATTATTGTCTCCTTTAGACACTAAATAATTTCCCATCAACTACACAAGTATAGTTTGGAGAAATTTCCACAATCTGTACGTGAGGATGTTGACCATTCTCAATGTGTGCGATTGCGAAACCTTTTTGCCAATTGTGATTTTGAGTATACTTCATACCATCACTTTTTTCATCACACATATGTCCAATTTCATATCCACGAATTGCTCTACCACCTGTTGCAAGTGGAAGTTCGTATGTTTGAAAATGTGAAGCAATTCTGTGTGAATGTCCTCTAATTAAAGAAATTTGTAAATCATCAATATCTTTTCTTACTGCACCTGTATCTGCAATTGAAAGCCCGTGATGGACGTGAATATCTCCAAAGCGTTGCCTTGGCAATTCATTGTAATAAATATAATCATAGCCTAAAGAATCTAATGACCACAAAGATTCTGGTGTTACATCTTTGGCGTAATCTGGAAGTTTTTTATCAATGTAATCAAAAATTCTAATGTCGTGGTTCCCTAATGCTGAAAACAATTGTGCATCTGGAAGCATATCACGAGTCTTTGCGTAAAAGTCTCTTGCACCTTTTGCTTCATGTCGCATCATAGGAACAATAAGATCTTTACTATCATCCTTGTGCAACTGCAAAAATTCTGCAGAGCGTCCTTCTGTATATTTGCTGTAGCAAGCTTGATCATCTGTATCGCCTAGGTAATCTACTACATCTGGCTTAAACCATTTCATAACTTTAAACCATAACTCTATGGCCTTGTCATCTTGATATGGGAATTGTTGATCAGATGATAGCATCCATTTTAAATCATTAGTCATTAATAACCTTTCAGTTATATAGTATTATGTATTAGATTGTTTTATAAGTCAATATTATTCATATGATATTGCTGTAATATGAACAAATGCTGGGATTCCTCCAGCAGGAAAAGCGCTTGACGTTATAGTATGTACGTCAAAATTCATAGCATAAGAACTTGTATCAATACTTGTTAATAATGGAATCATTGGGCCAGGGGCGCTTGAACATTCAACAACAGCACTCACTACTGGTTTATTTTTAAATGCATTTGGGGGGACAACCAAATCTAATGTTTCTTTTGCACCATTAATTTGAATTGGGACAGTAGTTTGAAAAACAGACATTGCCTGAATTGTGCCAGAATTTAAAAATGGGAAAACTGATGCAGAAGCATATTCTCTACCCTTATAATAATATTGTCCTTTAGACAAAAATTGTTGCACTGAAGCAATTTGTGAATTTAAAGAACTTATTGTTGTTGCATCTATAACTACATTACTGGCCATGTTTTCCTCCTATGATATTATACCGCATTTAATATTATGTTAAATTAGGCACTACAAATATATAACCAACAGACCAATCTGATACGGTATTATTATCTCCGCCAACGGCCTGTATTTGTACAACATAAGAAGTGCCAGCTTTTAAATTATTTAAATTAATTGAAGATACAGGTAGTAAATTTCCCGCAGCATCATAAACTGGTTGTCCTGGAATTGATAGTGTCATTATGTCACCTGCAAATGATATTCAATATCCATTTGCTGTCCTGAATTTTTAATAATTGGAGTAGTAAATAAAGATCTACTTGTTAATTGATATTCTGCAGGCATTATAATAACTGTAGGTGAAACTGCTTGTGATGGAGAACCTATTGTTGCTGTTCCAGTAGTTGAATTTGCAACCACAAAAGTATATTTAGTTGGAATTGAATAAATATTAAATGTACCACTATAGCCAGATGGCGTAACTCCAGATATAACAACTTGATTTCCAATTGAAAAATTATGAGAACCTGATGTAGTATATGTAACATAACCTGCAGAAGGGGATGATGGAGTTACTGCAGTTATTGATAATGTACCTGCGTATGGGTGTCCAGTCCAATAATCATTTGTTACAATTTTTAAAGAATCTAAATAAATTGTTGAGGGTCCAGATACTAATTTAATACTCATAGAATTTGTTGTTATTCCTGAAGATGGATAATTTGATGGTAAAGGTATTCTTGCAACATTTAAACCAATATTTGTAACAATTCCCGTTCCTACACAAACAAAAGGTGAAGAAGAATTATTATTATCTGTTAAATTAATTGTTATTGCAGTATTATTTGCTGCAGATGTAGAATAATATAAAAGCAATAAACTATCTGATGATGAATAGCCTGTAGTGTCTATAGAAACATTTGTTATAGAAACAGTGTCGCTTGAATTTAAAGCTATATTAAATTGTCCATAAACGCTAGGGTTCATCAGTGTAGATGAATTTAATGATAAAGTTCCGCCATACCCGTACTGTGTAGATCCAGAAGAATTTGTAGAGCCCATTGTTACAACAACTTGATAATTACCATTAATTTGAAAAACTGTTCCTGTCCCTGATGGGACAACTGTTGATCCTGTTGCTGCGGTTGCTCCTGTTATATAAACACTACTTCCAACTTTTAATCCTGATGTATTATTAACATTTAAAGTTACATTTGCAGTGCCTGAAAGCCATGTATATCCTGATTGTTGTGACAATACTGATCCATTAATATTAGTTTGCCCTAGTAGATTTACTTGTGAATTGCTTGCTGCACTTGACCATGCGCTTAATGAAGAATTTACAATAGATTTTTCTGAAAATCCAGTTAAATTTCTTGTAGAACTATTATTATTTTGTTTAAGATTAATTGGCAATACGCCAACCTCTGAAATTCTTGCAGACAATGCTGGGTCTAAAGTGGCTTTCACAATTATTTCATTATTAAATAAAGCATTTCCCGAATTATCTGTAAGAACTGTAAGCAATGCAGTGTTGCTTGATACTGCCGTAGATGACACATCTAAAGCAGTTTTAGAAAATTGTACTTGATAACCGTAAGATTGAGTTGCTGTTCCACCTGAAACATATGACCCAGTTGCAGCATTTGTTATTGTAAATTGTGACCCAGACGCTGTTGCTACAACTCCAGTAATATTATATGCGGAAGGATTTACTCCTGTAATAACTACAGTTTCTCCAACAGTAAAAGAATTTGTTGCTGTATAAGTAACAGTACCTGTAGAAGCGGAAACGTTTGTAATTATTGCTTGTAAAGGTTGAATAGAATTTATATTATAAGTTCCATTAAAAGTAGAGTCTATTCCAGTTACTTGAATTTTATATCCGCTAGATAACAATGGGTATGTAATAGATTTAAAATTTAAATAACCAACATTGCTTGTTAATTGTTTGTTTAATATAATAAACCTAGGACTCATTTTTGCGTATGATTTTAAATTAATTGGCATTCTATCAATTTCATAATATAACGTTTTATCCGTTGAAGCAGGGGAAATAGGAAGAGCTCCAATTGTTAAAGCCCCCGCCCAATCAATACTTGATTTAGCAAGATATCGGTTGATCATATAAAACCCATTATTAGTTATTAGGTTTTCTTTTTCAGCAATAATCTTGCCATCTGATTTTATTACGTATTTGCCTTTTATCATACTGTTGCACTTATCCTAAAATTATAACTTACTGCTCCGTCTACAGAATCAAATATGACGCTAGTCGTATATACTGTAGATGAAATTATTGTTGCAGATCCATTAATTATAACAGTTTCTGTTATAGGGACAGCAACAAAAGATGCTGGATCTATATATAAATTTGTTGGCGTATCAAGCGCATATGTCGGGGCTGGAATAGCTGATGGTGGTTGAGGCGTACTTGAAATATCAGTAAAAATTGAATCTATTGATTGTACTGAACCCGCACCTCCGTTTGCTGGAGGAGTTGTTACATCTATATTAGGCAAATCTGTAACTGGAATTGTGTTTATTGTAGTTAAATCTATAGATGCACCTAAAGAATTTGAATTAAAACCTGTTAAACCTGATGTGTCTAGAGGGGTTCCATTATTACCTGAAGTTTGCAATGAGCTTCCCCATCCTCCAGGTCCATAACCTATCTCCCAATATTTTTTCCAACCCCCACTATATGGAAAAAATTTGTAATACTGATGTGCAGCAGCATCTGTTGGCATTGGTGGAATTATTGATTGACGCCATGCAGCAAAATCTGAAGCAGTTGGAATATAACCATTTATTGCTCTAAATGCAAGTGCAAAAGCTTCTGTATTTCTAGGATCCGTTGGATATAATCGCTGTATCGTTGTACTTGTAGGATTTGAAATTGGTTGTGTATAGCTGGCTACGTCTTGTGCGTCCATCTTTGCAATTTTAGACGAATAATCAACGGCTAATGATGTTGTAATTCCTGATTGAGCATATATATCTGGAAGAGTGCTGGTTGAGATTGTGGTGGTAGGGGTAGATGTAGGCGTGGGTGTATCTACTACCGTACCACCATCAATTGCTTCACGCATATTTTCACCACCTCCTATATTATATCATTTATGCAAAAATCATTGGCTTTAATACCAATTGTGTTGTTAATCCATTATTATATGATTGACTTATAGATTTAACAAAATAATAAGTTGGAGTTAAAGTTCCAATTCTTTTTAAAACATATGTAAATTTACAAAAATCTCCGAGCTGTATTAATGGGTTTCCAAAAACTTGTAATGAAATTTCTTTATGAAACCCAGTTAACAAACTAGCTGAGTCAAGAAGTATTCTGTAAGCATCATTTTCTCCTTGAATCCAATCTGTTGTCATTTGCACAGAAGTATTAGCATATTTTTTATCAATTATTTTTTCTAAAACAACTTGATTAGTTAAAAATTGATAATTAGCTTGTATTTGTATTGGAAAAATAGTTAAATTTCCAATATTATCTCCTGGTGCTTTTAACCATATTATTTGATTATGATTATTAACCACTGCAAATCTTGATCTAAACGGAGTTATTGCTAATTTAGAATAAGATGCGTCCCAGGAATCCACCCTGCTCATAATTATATTAGTTAAATTGTCTGTTGCTGTTGCAGTTCCGTAAAATACTTTTTGAAGTCCTGCCGTATTTGGTAAAGCAGGAGATAAAGAATGTTTAACATCATAAAATTTAAAACCACGAATTTGAGGTTTTGCTTGCCAAAGGTAATTATCTACAATATTTTGCATTCCGTGAACAATATTATTTAAAAAACTTTCAGTATTAAAATGATATCTAGGTAGGTATTTAAAATCTGGTTGATTACTTAATTTGTCGGTAACTGGAAAATTTGCTGCATATATTTCTGTAAATTTTGCAGAAGCTATGCCTGAATCTGAACATTGAACAAATGCTCCAAAATTTGATGTATTGTTTGGAATAATACTATTTAAATTATTTGCAAGTTTAATTTTTGTAATTTCTCTTCCATCAATATATATATAAATATAAGGACTGGCTAAATATACAGATAATCTATGATTTACACCATCAAATAAATCTACAGATACAACTTGTGAGTATGCATTATTGTTATATGATGTTGCTCCATTTGTACTATTGCCATTAATATAATTTGGATATGCATAAATTGTTGGGTTCCCGCTTGCACTTCCAGTAAATAATTCTATTTTAGTATTTGATTTATTATATCTTGAAATTGTTAAAAATTGTGCGTTGGAAGCATCTCCATTTATTACATTAAAAAACATTCCAGCTTTTGTTTGCGTAGCATGTCTAGCTGAAGAATTAAAGGTGATTGCAAAATAATTATAATTTTTAGACAATTCATTTGGAGTTAAAAGTGTACAATTATTTAAATTTGAATTAGATAATCTTGCTGTTCCATAAGTAAATGCAGTTCCTATACCTAATGATCCAAAATTAACCGAAGTATTACCTATTGCAACATTAGCTGATTTAAAAAAATTTGAAGGGTTTGTTGTGCCTGCAATAGCATTTGTAGTATCTGCCCTACTATCAAATATATAATGATTTTGTATAGGAGTATTATATTTACCTCTCATTACGCCCACCGCTTTTCCTGTAGGGTAATATCTTATTTCGTCAAATGTTTGTCCTAGCGACATTACGTATGATTTTATTTCAGTTATTGCATTGTCTATATCTGAAGGAGCAGATATAATTTTATTTATACTTAAATTAAAATTATTACTTGGAAAGAATCTATATTCTAAGCCTTCGTAAGATACTATTTCAGAACCAATAAATACATCTCCTTTATTATTTCCAATAGTTTTTGGCATATTTAATATAATTGAAGGGTCAAAATTAAAATAATTTTGATAAGTATTCATTGATTTAGATATTTCTGTACAAGCAAGTGCATTTTCAACATCTTCTTGCCACACAGTTCTTACGGTGTCTCTCTTTTTTGAAATCAAACCTATTTGAGAATTTAAATCAGAAACATAATCGCTATAATTAGTATTTGGAATTTTATAATTAATTATTACTTTTCCAATTTTTGGACCTATTGTTTCTGAAAAAGTAGCAGGAATTAAATTAGCAGCATAAGCCGTGTTGTTTATTGTTTCTGATCTATCTCCTACAAAAAAATCTGGAGTAAATGTATTTGAATTAAATTTATTTAAAATAGATTTTAAACTTATAAATTTCATCATTCCATATTCATCAAAATAAGCTGACATTTGATAAGCAATAAACAAACTTTGTAAAGCATCAAAAAGAGTTATTTGTTCATCTGTCCAAAAATAATTAATTTTTGTTTTTTGATCTATACAAGAAACTAAGCTATCGTAATCATAATCACTAAACCCTGATATATTAAACAAATCTGTAATTATTTCTAAAAGCCCCGCATTTGTAGCAGAATATTGTGGGGCTGCCATTGCCATCATTAAATATTTAGCTTGATCATAAGCAGACACTGTTACTGTATCAATATCAGATATTTGCCAAGAATCTGAATAAAAAATTCCTGAAGGAATAGTTCCTGAAAAAGATCCCATTGGGGAATTATAAAATGAAGAAAGCTTAACTCCTTGTCTCATTAAATTATAAAAAGTTGCTTCCGTAGAATCATTTTCAAAAATTGTAAAAGGCAATCCATTATAATAAACTGGAATATTGCTTATGCTTAAATTCATACTATTAGAGCTAATGTATCCTATAGGGAAAGATTCATCACCCGATTGCGATACTTCTTTTGTTATTGATTTTGACATTATTAATGGAGAAATATCTATTTCAAGCCTAGGGGAAATTTCAATAATACTAAACGATGTAGCCGAAGTGCTACTTTGAGCGTCTACATTTACATAATTTGTATTTGGATGAATTCCATTTACCTGAAGTTTTATTGCTTTAGCCAAAACATATAGATTTGCTCCCGAATAAGTTTGTATTTGTCCATTTTGATTTAATTGTGGAGGAGATATCCATTTTGTTTGCGACCAATTAAAACCGTTGTAATAAATTGTTGCGGTACCATTATCATCAAATACAATATCAGACAAAATTAAAGTATCTCCACCATTTGTTGTTAAAATAAGATTTGAAGTAGTTTCCGCAGAAAAAAATTGATTTGTTTTAATAACAATTTTATTTACTTTCATAAAAGTATCATATTGTGCTTGAATACCGATGTTTGTCAATCCTGGTTCAGAAACATAATATTGAAATCTATCATATATAGAAGGTAAATATTGTTTATATGGATATGCATTTTGCATTATTATTTCAGGATTTTGTACATAAAAAGAACAAGGTTTAGGTGCTTGGTTCCATGCATTATAATTTATAAACCTTGAAGAATCAGTAGATGAAAGGAGTGGATTTAATAATGTTTCTCCTGGGCGCCCCGCTTGAAAAACAGAATCGGTAGGATAATAATTATTAAATAAATAATCATATTCAGTAATTTCATATATATTAAAATTATCTGCATAAAATGTATACCCTTGATAATCAGCATAACAATTTAAATACAATTTAATTTTATTAAAAGCTTGATTTGAAGAAGATCCTATTCCAAACCAAACTTCAATTTTTTGCCAGCCCGATGGGTCAATGGTTGCAGTTCCAGATGGTAAATAATTTTGTGCATTATCATCATTAAATATTTTTATAAAATAATTACCATTTACTTGTGTTGAATTATTATAACAAATAAGTTGAGGGCTTACATAAACTTTATTTGTAAAATTACTTGAAGGAGCATTATTATTATTTACTCCTGCAACTATATTATCTGTAAAAGTAACTATGCCTCCTGTACTTGATAAAGTAGTTATATACGTTGGATTATTATCATTTACAATATTTGATCTATAAATATCATAACCTGAAGCATTTGCACTAGTTGCTATATCTAAAATTACTTGTGAGCTGGAAAGGTTAGAAAACCCTAATTCATCACTAAAGGTCAAATAATCTAATCCGTAAGATTCTCCATCTGAGCCAACTGTAACTATTCTATAATACCACGTTGTACTTCCACCTGGAGAACCTGGATGCAAAGATACTGGAGTTCCTAAATAATCATTGATTGATATTGGTGTTCCAAATGTTTGTATTGTTTTAGATTTTAAATAAAATATCATTTTATAATATTTTTTTACAGCAGAAGATGCAATGGTAATTGAAGATGTACTTAATTGATCTCCGTTTCCAGATATATAAAATTGTGCACAAGAAGCACTTGGTCTAATATTAGTTATTTTACCCGCTGCAGAATTTATAGTTGCACCATTTAAAGATGACCAATTTGAATTATTTGATAAATCTAAACTTGGATTTAAAGAAGAAATAATTTCTGATGAAGCTGATGAAGCTGTAGCGTATGGTTGATAAAAAGCATTGTAATTCCATTCCGCATATACATTTGGAGTTATATTTATAGATGAAGAACTAGCAAAAGTATTTTTTGCATTTGTGTCAGATACTTGTAACATTAAATCTCCGTAAACTGGACTGAAAAATCAACATAGTCCATTAATGTAAATCTTTTTATAACATTATATTTAAAATCAGTCATAAAAACTTGATATAATTCTGTACCATTTCTTGGAGTTACTGTCATATTTGTTCCAGATGCTTGAGCAGTTGCATTATTAGAAATTACAAAACGATTTGTATCTATAGTGTTAATAATATAACTTCCATTATATTGAGGAGGGAATACACCTGTTATATCTACTATTTGACCAACTGAAAATGAATGCGGAACTACAGTTGTAAACGTTGTAGATCCTTGCAATAATGAATTTAATGAATAACCTGGAGCAATTGAAGATATTGTTGTTGGATTAATAAATGTTCCTGCTTGAGATGAATTAAATGAAGTCCCCGTTGAATTATCAGTAGCGACAACAAGTCTTAAATATATTGGTTGAAAAACATATTTATTATAAAAAGCTTTCATAAAGGCAGCCCCATAATTACCATCAGTTGTTGGAGTAAAACCACCTAAATTAGATCCTCCAGTATATAAAGTATGAGTAGCTGATGGAACATAAGACCAAGAACAATCAATTACATTTTTATTTGCAATAACAAACTTTCTCATTATTCCATTTGCCATTCTTTGCACTTGTTCAATTCTAGTGGGAGCACTCTGAATTGGCGCTCTATTATCATCTGTTAATTTATACCAAGTACTGTTGTCTGGAGAAATCCAAACTCCTGATGCTATTGAATGTGCCATTACACCTTTCTCCTTGTTTGCATTTTGTTTTGAGCTTGATTTATTTTATTAATTACAAGAGTTGCTACTTGATTTGCATCTGCTCCTACAGGAGGATATACGTGAATTGTATTGTTCATAGAAGTATTACTTGTACTTGCTGCTCCCGATATATTTGAATTCATTGCAGCGGTAAAATAAGATTGAGGAACAGTAAATGATTTATTATTTACAGCATCTAAGAAGGACTTACCGTATTTACTTACCGCTCCCGCTTGAACTACATACTCTCCATTTGAAAGCATAGCAGGAATCATATCTGACTTAGGCCCTCCTGGTCCAACCATCATTCCATTTGCTGCACGAATAATTCCACCATCTTTAAAACCAAATAAAGAACTTATAGTTCCTTTCATTATTGCTGACAATAAATTCATTGGATTTAATGCTTTTAATGTATTTATAAATCCATTTAATGCTGTTTTAAATACCCAGCTGAGTGTGTCGCTGATAAGAGAAATAATTGCTTTAAAGAAAGAAATAATTCCTGCTTTCATTGATTGATCTTGTGTTACTGCTTTAACTCCACCATTCCAATTAGTTGAAATACCATTTACAAGATTATCTTGCATTGCTTGAATTCTTGCTTTAATTTCAGCAATTTTTGCTGGATCTTTACCCGCTGCTTTTAATTCATCAGCATATGCAGTTAATGCTGCTGCATGTGCTTGAGCAGTAAGTTGTTGCATTAATTTTGCATGATCTGCAAGTAGTTTTGGATCTGATAAATCTTTAGCAACTGATGCTGCAAAATCAGCATAAGATTGAATTATTTCTGCAGCATGTTTTGGCCTTGCTTTAAGTTCTGCAGCAAATATTGCATTAATTGCATCTGATACTTTTTTACCAGTGGTATCTCCTAATGTTGCAATAGCCGAATCAGAAAGTTTAACGTGTATATCATCAAATATCATTTTTGTTGCTGCTTTTTCACCAAAAAGCTTAATTAAATTTTTATAAATTGCCACAATATTAGCATCAAAATCTGACCATTTCATACCTTGTATTGCTGCATTGAATATTTCTTGAGCTTTCTTTGGATCTCCCACAATTTTAAGAAGATTTGCATATGAAGTAGTCATGTCTTTAACAAATTTATTTACACTATCTTGAATTTCTTTAGAAGTATCTGCCCACCAATTTTTAGCTTGTTGTTGTGGACTATCTTTAGTTGCACCACCTGTGCCTTTGCCCGTTAAACCATTTACTGTATTTTGCAATGCTGTATTTAAATCTTCTAGTTGTTTAATTCTATTTTCTGTAGAAACGTCTGCAGCAGCTTTGGCAGCAGCCATGGCATCTTTTGTTTTTTGTATTTGCTGATTTTGTTGTTGTACTGCTAATGCTAATAAATCTCCAGATCCTCTTGCTTTTACTGCTTCTGCTTCAATATTCATCTGTGCTTGTTGTGCATCAATATTTCGCATTTGTGCATTATATAAATTATCTCTTGTAGTTTTTTCTTCTTGTAATGTTTTAATTAATTTTTTATTTGCATCAATAGTTTTAGTATTATCAGTTACAGTTGCTTGATCTTTTTTAGATAAACCTGTTGATGCGGGAGTTGTAGCAGGCAAAGAAGCAATATCAGATGCTACTGTAAATAATCTTTGTAATTCTGCAGCATTAGTAACAACTGCTTTTATATTATCTGCAGTTACGCCAAGCCCTGCATTTAATAAAGATGTGGCTTTCATCATATCTTCGGTAGATACTGATGTATCTCTTAAACTATTATATAATTTACCCAATTGACTATTTTCTTTACTAATATTTTCAATAAATAAAGATTGATTAGTTTTATTATTAATTAACGATTTGCTATTAGCGTCTAATGAATCTGTTATTTGTCTTAATATCATTGGATTTTGTGTTGCAAGACCCGAAGTATATTGTCCAAATTGTATATCTGCTTTACTTGGTGCTCCCGAAGTTAAAGATTGAGCATCAAAAGCTTTTTCTCCATATTTACCATATATTGCTTGAGTTGTTTGACGGAATCCTTGAGCTGGATTTGCAGCACCCATATTTGCATATTTAGGAAGTGAAGATATGGCATAAGAAATTGCAAGATTATTTTTTTCCGCTGCTTTCATAATTGCTTGTATATCTTGCATCGCTTGTTGAGGAGTTAATCCAGTACTTATATCTGATCCAAATTTTTGTTGAGCCCAATTATTTAATTGAGACTGATTCATACCTTTAACTTGACCTAATAAATCTTTAGTTACTTGATCGGTAGCATTTTTATATGCTGAGGTTAATCCATCAATTGCGGTTTGATTTTTTTGAACAGCATCAGTATGTTGCTTTTGTTTCATCATTGCATTACTTAAATCTATATTTGAAAGATTATCCATTTGAGTATGAAAATATGTAGTTGCAATTGTAGTCATTCCAAATGTATCTTTAAGCAAATTACCTGAAGATCTTATATCTTCTTGCATTTTCTTTATTGCAAAAGACAAACCTTGTATTGCTACTATGGTACCCGCTACTGGACCAGCAAGGTCTGCCAATTTTGGCCCCATCATTGACATCATGCCGTATGTCATTCCACCACCCATAGCCATGTTTTTTGCTAATCCTACTCCACCAGAATTTCCTGCTCCTAATGCATTATTTGGAATCATATTTGTTAGCATTGGAAGCATCATGGCTGCTGAACCAATTCCAAATGGACTTCCTGCTAATCCTTTAAACCTGCTTGCAAGATTACTTAATCTTCCTGGACCTGCTGGCATTGCAGGCATTCCTAAAAATGTTGAAGAACCATTGGCTCCAGCTATTACTTCTTCTGCTAAATTGTGTCCTGCAACATTAGCTTGAGGAAGTGCAGAATTAATTCCTTGCAAACCGCCTTCAACAAAAAGTACTCCTTGCTCATAAGTTTGTTTAGAAGGAGACTGCATTACAGCTGCTTCTGCTATACCCATTTCCCAGCCCTTGATGGTTGCTGTACTTATATTTAAACCCAATAATCTAGATTGTTCAATAATTGCTGCTTGCAATGTTGAAGAATTTACTCCTTGTGATATTGCTTGTTCGTACATTTGTTGTACGCCAAGTGTTAATTCTTCTACATTTCTAGTTGCAATTAAAGCAATTTCTTTTTCTGCAACCCCTTGTGCTCTTAATTCATTATAATAATCTTGTCTTGCTTTTACACCTATTTGAGTATATTCTGCATATTGCAAAAAGTTTTTAGTGATTCCTTGAAGTTTATCTTTATCATCCCTAGACCACAACATAATTTCATCAAGAACTTTATTTTGAGTAATAAGTTCATTACCTGTTGCTGCTAAATCTTTTGTAACTTTTTGTTGAAGAGCTGCATATTCTGCTTCAATTTTAACAATTTGTTGCTCTTCATTTTCTAAGCCTTTTACTGATGCAAGTTCTTTTGCTTTTGAAGACTCTAACGCTTGAAGATAAACTTGTTTGTTTCCTTGCCCAGTTTGCCCGACCATCATATTTGCCATTTGATTTGGAACTTGTGCCATACCAGCCCAAAGATTTGAATTGAATGATCCTAACGGCCCACGAACTGTTTTTGGAAGATTAAGAAGATGTGCTCTCGATGGATTATAAAAATCTGGATTTGTTATTCCTGCAGATTGTGCTGCTGCGGAAATTGCTGCTTGTTCTCTACGCATTGCTTCAAGTTCATAAGGTCTTCCTGCCAACGCTCTACTAAATGGAACTCTTGCCCCAAGTGAAGATGCCCCCCCGCCACGACTTGAAAGACCTACTGTAGATAATTGAGTTTGTTCAAATCCTGGAAGCCCTAAAGATGCTATTTGGTCCCTTACAGCTTGTAAAGATGTTTTTAATACTTGTCCTTCTCTTACAAATGTTTGAAGATAAGAAACTATTGCTTGTTTAATTTCATCAGTTAATGCTGTATCTGAAGCAAACATTTCTTGAAGTCTTGCAACTTCCGTTGATCTTCTAAAACTATATGGAGTTACTCCTACTACACCTTCTGCAAAACCTGGCAATGAATTATTATTCATTGCTGATAGCATTGGTCCAAATTTTCTAGTTGCGGAAGCCGTAATTACCGATTCTCCTGGAGCAAGCATTGCTGGAATACTATCTCCACTACCACTTCCTGGTAAACCTACAACTCCAGTAGCAAATCCTGGGAGCCTAGCTGCTATACTTGGGCCTCCTGTAAATCCCATTGCTTCTCTTTGTGCTATTGCAAAAGCATCAAATTGTAATGTTAAATCTGCAATAGATTTACTTAATATGTCAAATGCTTTTGCATTACTTGTAATTGATTCAGGCATAAGATCCATTTGGTTTCTTGCAGCAACCATTCCAAGATCAAGGTTTTCATAAAAATTACGCATGTTATGCAATCCAGCAGTAAAAGCATTTTCTGTAGGTAATGCTTCTTGCATTCCTTGTCTAAACATTCTAAAATAATTAGCACCTTTAAGTAAATTTCCTGCAAGGTTTGCCATTAAACCAGTTAACATTAATATTGGTCCAATAACCAATACGCCTATTAAGCCTCCACCAAATATTTTACCAAGTATGCCCGCAAGTGGACCTAAAGCGTGTCCAATATTTTTAAACACAGAAAATATTTTATCAACAATATTACCTAATTGTGTCATTGTTTGTAAGAAAGATCTACCCAAAGGAATTATGTCTGCTTGTAGAGTAGCTTTCATTTTATTAAATTGTGCTGCAGGAGTCATTTTACTTGCAACATCTAATTCTTGTTGTGCAACCGCTGCTAATTGAGCATTTGATTGTCCATATAATTCAAGAACTTTTGCACTTTGAGTTCCTGCTGTTCCTAAATTATTAAGAAGTGCAGTTACACGAGCAAATTGAAATTTACCAAATGTTTGTTCGATTGCCTTAAGTCTATCTGATGCAGGCAAAGCATTAAGTGCTTGTTGCAATCCTTGAACCATACCCATGACATTACCTTGATTTGCTGCAACAATTGCTTTAATATCTATATGCATTGATTTTAAAGCAGTTTGTGCTGCTTTTGTTGGATTAATCATAGAAGCCAACATGGATTTAATTGCGTTAGCACCTTGAGCTGCAGGAACTCCAGATTCTTTTAATGCTACAAGAAATGCTACAAAGTCTTTATAAGTACCGCCCATTTGTTGGATAATTGGACCAACACGGGGGAGAGCATCTGTTATATCTTGCATAGTTGTAGATGTAGAATGCTTTGCAGCGTTTAAGAAATTAACAGCATCTGCAACTTGTGTAGCTTGAAGTTTAAATACATTTTGCAAAGAAACCATAGAGTTTGCTGCATTAACTGCAGTTAAATCTCCTAGTTTTTGTAATTTAACTGTTGCTTCTGTTGCAGATATAAGATTTTGTCCTTCAAGTCCAATTGATGAAAATGTTTTTGCAATTTGAACAGTATCTGCCATTGCAACACCTAATGTTCTAGCCATTTTATCTGCTAGGTCTGTTACTTGCTTACGGATTACATCTAATGTTGCTTGTGATTGAACTACGGCATGTGCACCATAAACTTTTAACATACTTGTCATTTGATTATCAAAATTTAAAAATGCTTGAGAAGCTGCTGCGCCAAACATAGCTAAAGGCATAGTTAGCCCAACTGTAAGTTGACGACCCATCCACTGAGTATTTTTACCAAAATCAATCATCTTCATTGCACCATCATGAAGTGCAGTATTTAATGCTTTTTGATAAAATATAGCTTTTTCTTCAGCCGTAACTACGCCATTAATATCAGTTACTAATTTTGCATATCCTGGTCTAAGTGGATCTACAACGGCTACTGATCTATTTAATCTTGCTTGTTGAGTAGCTAGATTGTCTAACTCTGAAGAAACGCCTTTTGCGCTATCCCGCCAAATTTTGTAATAATTATTTAAACTTAATTGTCCTGCTTGAAGTTGTTTACCAAATTTTGTAACACTATCAGTCATAGCAACATGCTGTATTGTAAAAGCACGGGTAGACAAAACCGCACTATCAAAAGCAGATTGTGCTTGTTTAATAGATGCGGTTACTTGAGGAGTAAAGGGGCCACCAACTGACACTTTTTGAAGAGATGCCATTGCCTCTTTTAGTTTTGCTACTTCTGCATAAACTTGTTGAAACTGAGCGTTAGCAACAATGTTTAAGGAAATGTTATTCAACTATTATTCCTCCACAATATGTCCAAGACCTAAACCTATTCCGAAGCCGTCCTGAGCAGCTAAGAAACCCTTGACCTTGGTAATATCTTCATCTTCAGGAGATGAATTTTCTTCTAGATCTATTCCTTGAAGAGCAGCAAAAAACTTTTTGTCTCTCGCATCTTTTTCACTTATTGCTTTTAAAGTAAGCATAAGTTCTTCAACAGATAACGAAGATTCAAGTTCTTCGTAGTTCTTCCAGTGTCCTAGAAGAAAAGCTTCAGACTCTAGTCGGGCGAGATCTAGAGATTCCCAGTTAGATTCGCCCCTAGGAAGTTTGGGTCATCATTATTTAATTTCAGACCTCCAGCAACTTCAAGAATCTTCATGAGAGTTGGCACTTCGATAGTTGTTTCGAATAAATCTTTGTCCAAGGAAAGATCTGGAGCAAATTGCTCCATGCAGATCATACCCGCTTCAATGAATATTTCCATTGCTTCTTCTTCAGTTTTTACTGAAGCATCTTGTAGCTTTTTTACTGACGCTAAAAACTTTTTTAAATGTTTAATTGTTAATGGTTTAATTGTTATTGTTTGATCATTGGATAGCTTAATTTCAAGCGTATCATATACTGTTGTTGGCATTTTTCTCCTCTATTGTCTAATTAGAATTATAGCAAAATACATAATAAAAACATAAATACCCTCCTTTTCAGGAGGGCACTTATGAACGATATTTAATTATTAAAGAGTTGAATAAACTCTATCAACGATAACGCCATATTCTGCGCCATCATAATCATCTTTATCATCTGGAAGGCAACGGAACTGGACTGGGAAAACAGTCGCAGTGTCACGCTTCAATGCATGGGATGTTACTTCAACTTGAACTACTCTACGTGCTACGTAGATACGCTCTTTCATAGTAGTTGCTGATACATCTACTGGTGTTGCTTCAGTACCGATATTGCCTGGGGCATTACCGATTGCAACTAGGGAACGCTCTACTGGAGCATCTCCGAGTGCACCTGCTGCAAGATTTAACTTTGCGTTTGCTGCTGCTGCACTTGCAGTTGATGCTGTTGTAAGCGTATTGTTTGAGGCTCCAACGGAACCGCTGTAGGTTACATATTGGTCTCCTTGACCAAATACGATGTGGATATTTTCAAGAGTTGCTTCTGTGAGTTCTGTCTTAAGCATAACTTTAATTGTTTGCTTAAATAGACGAGCTGCATCTAGAAGTTGGTCAACCATTACTTCACCGTAACCTGGTTCATACGAAACTTCAAGTCCTTGATTTGTATAACCAAGATCTCTCCATGCTGGCTTACCTTCAAGATATCCAGCTGCCTTTTGTGTACCCCATGCCAAGTCTCCAGATCCTGGAACTGTTGATGGGCGGTTTGAACCGTTACCAGTGCTAACATAAAGTTGTGCTGCACCTACAAGTATATTTTTTACATTTGCTGCCATATTATTTTTTCACCACCTTATTTTTTATAAGTTTGGCTTAAATCTTCCTCGTATCTAAATAATAGCATAGAGGAAAGATAAAGCCAATTAAAATCTACCGTTACCTTCAGTTTTTCTAGAATATGAGTAAGACAGGACAATTTGACCCGTTTGATAATCTCCTTCAGACTTAAATGGCTCTGGAGAAAAAATTCTATCTACCACAGTGTGGTGAAACATAAATAAAGTATCTCCCGCAAGATATTCATTTATATCTTTTGAACTTTCATCATATCTTCTAAATAAATCATTCATTAAGTTACTAATTTGATTTATAAAATCATAGTTTTGAGAAAATATTGCCAATGTCAACATTTCGTCTGTCATCCACCATTGAACAGGTATTGTTTTTACTTCAAAATCATAAACAATATAAGTACGGCCAGGCAATAAATTATTAAATTCTGGAACTTGTTGTGTTGGGATTATAGGGATTAACGGATCTGAAAGTCCATCAGCATAATAATCATTTATATCAAGCAACCCTGCATCTTGAATTTTTTGCCATATATAATTTCTTATATCAGTAATTGCTAGTTGGCTGTAATCTGTCATAATACGTATTCATCCTTTGAGTATTGTCTTAGTAGCATTGATACTGCATTTCTTACTTCTTTTGCACCCGCACCTTTATTATTTAAAACTTTTGCAACTTCTAAATCAATTGCTTTTAGCATACCTGAAGATTGTATCACAGATTGCACTTTTGTTTGAAACCACATATTAAAAAATTTTTCAAAAGATCCTTTTACTTCTATTCCACCTGGATGGTTTATAGAAACTAAAGTTCCCGCTGCTATAAAATTTATGCTGGACCCGTCTGGAATCGGTGTGTTTTTTGAAACTCTATAAATTATTGGAGTTCCATTTTCCATTATAGAAGCTTTATCTCTAAACACGCTTCTTTTTATAACAGACTTTCCAGTTCGTCCTGGAGCAAGTAATTGTGGAGCTACAGGAACATTTGTTCTTGATTGTATAAAACCAGGTTTTATAATAAGAGTTCCATTTACAGCCGATTCTTTATAAATAAAAAATAATCTGGCAGAGTTACTTCCTACTTCATTCCATTCATAAAGATGATGAAAAGATTTTGGTTTTATCTTTGCTTCTGTATTTATAGCTTTTATAAAAGCTTTTCCACCTACAGTAAATACAGCATTTGCAAGTTCTGTAAGAATTACTTTTGATTTTAATTCTTTTATACCATTAAGTTTTAAATCAAGTTCTGATTGAATTTTTAAAATATCAAATTTATTTGTTGAGAGTGTTATCATTTTGAATATGGACTCTCTGCAAAGTTACTTCATAATAAGAAATATTTCCAAATGGGTCTAAAACCGCATGTGAAGCTGTGACATCAAATTGTGTATCTGGATTATCAATTTTATCTATTTCTGTATATATTTGTTTGCCATTATTAGATCTTATTCCGCTTATTCTCCATCTTTTAGAAAAGGGAATTAAACATTTCATTTTTAATTGTAATTTTTCATCATATTCATTAAATTTTCCATTATCAAAAGTTTTACTATCTGATCTTGAAGATGATCCTCTAGTTTTTAAAGGTTCTACTTTACATTGAATAGTTTTGTCATATAACCATTCTCTAAGAATAACTCCACTTGATGGAGATTGTTTATTAGTTTGAACATAAACATCTGCAGTCATATTCATAATAGACTGTATGAATGAATTGTTCATTAAATAATCACTATCCCCGTATTTCTATATTGATCAAGGATTTGATCTACAACTGCATTACCCGTTCCATTAAATGCTCCCCCAGCCATTTCAAATGAAATTTCGCTAAGGTTTACCTTGCTAAGGTATTTCTGTCGCCACATAGAATCTTGAGATAAATAATCTCCCGCTAACAATACTGTACATCTTCTAACATCTTGTGGAACATAAGCCCAACCTTTTTCTCCCCAAACTTTATATCTATACCCAGATCTAAATCTGCCCGCATATTGAACTGTTGGATCAAAACTACTGTCATAAGCTATAGCTGCTTGATTATTATTATTTAAAATTCTTATTGCTCGGTTGGTTGTTGTTAATTCTATATCCCACCCAAAAGTATTTGATACTGGATCTGTTGTATAGTCTATTGCAATAAACCCATTTTCATAAAGTTTTTCTACAGAAAGCATTCTTTCAACTAATTCTAAGGCGTCTGAGTCATTGCCAAAAATTTCTTGGTCTCCCCATTTTCTACCAAATGATTGTCCTGTGTAAGTTTCAATTTGCATTCTTGCTATAAATTCTGCAGATTGAATTTCTCTTTGTGATTTAAAATTTAAATCAGAAGGCCTAGATCCAAATTTATAATAATCTATAATGTCACTAACTGATGCATATGGAGTATAAGATTCATAAAAATCTTCTTGAGTAGTCAATTTGCCTAAAACTGTATAAGTCCATACTACCTGAAGCACTCTATTTAAAGATGTATAAGTTGAATCAAGTTCAAATGTGTATTTACCAATGGCGGGATCATTGAATGCTGTCCCGCCAGGCCCTACAGGGGTCCCATAGTCTGCATCAAAAACAGATACTGTAACATCTCCGTCTGCATTAATTAACTGATTGTTAAAATAAATTTCTAACTCTGCAGTATCTCTTGTACCTCTTATTATTTGATGCACTTTTACCCCCGTTTAATTATAAAATTCTTGTGCCTCTCTTGGGGTTGCTGGGCGAAAGCCTGCTTCGGAGTCAAATATGCTCTGAGCAGATTCTTCAGACATTGCCACAAATGGATGTTGTTGCGTAAAAGTATATCCATGCACAGTATATGATGGGTTTGCTTTATCCATTCTTACCAAGATAGTGTTTGCCTTGTTAAGATTAATTTTCTTACTAGGCTTTGTTTTTTCTTCTAATTCATCTTTTTCAGATTCATTAAATTTAGCATACATGTCATATGTTATGCCCTCTTCTTCAAGAAGAGTAATAGCTTTAGATTTAGTGACTTTATCTGGAAAATCTACTCCAAAAGAGTCAGCAATTTGTTTTAATTCATTAATTTTAAGTGTGTCAAATGACATTATTCTTCCTTTCACTTAAATAAAGTATACCATTTTTATATATAAAAGTATAAGGGGGAGGATTTTACTCCTCCCCGCTTATTTGCACCTTAAAAGGTTATATTAGAATGTTCCACGTGTACGAGTATCTGGATTAGATACAAGTGCATTATGTGTTACTGATCCAAGGTCACCGAAGTCGGTACCTGATACCTTGATATTCTTTACGATAACATGTGCGTCATAGTTCTCGAAAGCGCAACCAACACGAATGAATAGAGTATATTCAATTGTGTCTTTCTTTGGTTGGAAGAGACGATAGACGACTACATCACGCTTAATACCTACGATGAAGTTCTGTGGGAACGTCAAGTGTAGATCGCCATGTAGGCCATCTCCACCAACGCTGTAACCTGAATCGCCATAGGCTTTTCCTGCTGCATCACGGGTCTCATCAATTAGAGGTACGTTGATAACTGGAATACCAAATGCAAATGGAGTTGTAGATCCTGGTCCGCCGTCGTTTGCGACAACATCACCACGAATAACGCCAGAAGCGATATCCCATGGATTTACTGATCCTGCATTAGATGTCAAGTTGTATAGGTAATCTTGTACGAGGTTTGATCCTGTAAAGAAGCGAAGCTGATTGCGACGCTGCTTGTACTTACGAGGCAAGGTCTTAATTGCTGTATTGAATACAGCCTTATCTAGTCCCTGTCCATTACCATCAACAACGTGTGCGTTAGCGATAGCTTGTGCACGGAATCCAGCAAATGCGGACATAAGTCCTGAATTTGCTCCTGTACCGTTGATAAGAGTATCTTCGATATCGTTTCCAGCTTGAGTTGCCATCAAACGTGCAATGTGATCTTCTAGGTCTGGGCCTTCAAGGTTATCCTCAAGGGCTTCTGCTGAGAGTTCCCAATCAAGACGTAGCTTGCGAGTTGTCAAAGAGATCTTTGAGAAAGTTGCACCTGCTGAAGTCCATTGATCGTCACCTGCGTTAACATAATCACGAGGATTTTCTTCTGCAGCAACTGTCATCAATCTTTGTCCGACAGACACACGATCAATTTCTGTGGTATTGCTACGCATACGGATTGTACGTGCAGCCTTTGCGAGGATAGTCGCATCCCACATGTAGTCAAGGAAACGGTTAGCTTGATCTGGATATAGGAGACCTGTACCTGAGTGGGTACGTCCGTCACCTGAAAGATCAGAGCCTGATGTTCCGAGATTTGTAGTATCAATTACTTTTTGTAATAGTTCGTTGCTCATTTATTTATTTCACCACCTTTGTTTTTGTTGATTTTTTATAGGTCATTGGTTCCGAGGAAGGATCCTTGCCAATCAAACTCCATATTTTTACGAAGTTTATTTTCCCTTGGTGAGCTTTCAACTTCACCAACGGACTTTTGTACTGCAGTGTCACTTTCGTAAGCACCAAACCGCTTCTCTAGTTCTTCAAATCTCTTGAAGAAATCAGCGATATTATTTGTTAAATCAGTTAGATCTTTTTTCATGCCTTCTACAGCATTCATATATTCAGCTTTTGCTGATTCTACTGTCTCTACTGATTTTTGGATTTGTGCTTCTGTGTCTGCAGAATTCTTTGTTAATGCATCACTGAAGAGGTCACGCATATCAGTCAACATCTTTGCAAAAGGATTTGTTGCTTCTGCGTTAGTGACGGACTTCTCTACGGCTTCTTCTGCTGGAGCATCTGCTGCTGGTGCATCAACTGCTGTTGGTACATCAACTGCTGTTGGTACATCAACTGTAGCATCTACTGGAGCTGCATCTTCTGCAACTGGAGCATCTGCTGGAGTATCTGAATTAGTTGCTGAATCTACAATTGCATCAATAGCTTCTTCTGCTGCTTCTACAATTTGTTCAATTGCATCTGCAACTACATCATTATTTGTTTCGTCTGCCATTTTTTTACCTCCTTCATTATTAGCATACTCTGAATCATTTACTGAATCAGACTTCTTTAATGTTTTTTTCTTGAGTTTTCTTCTCAGTCTTTGTTTAGCTTTATTTTGATCTGGATAAAGATTAATTGTTTCCTTAGAATCTATAACTCCAGCATCGCCATCTTGTGTTGTAGCTGAATGATCTGGGCCTGGAGCATCATCTTTGGTAAAATAACTATCTACAACTTTTTGAATAGCAACTGCTTTTTCAATAGATGAATTTTCAATCCAACCAATGTTTTCCATATTTGAATTACAAACTACACAATCTTTTGTTTCTGATTTTGTTGTTGAAGCAATTTGATCATGCTTACACCAAAAAACATTTTCTATTTGTGCATCCACCGCTAAACCTTTAAGAATTGTATTTCCTTCGGCATTTTTTTGAAAAGAAAAAATACTTGCAAGTGGATTTGCTGGTGAATCAACTAATGAAAGTTCCATTAAATCATATTCTTTAATTACACGACGTTCATTTTTATCATCACCTGGTTCAAATGAAGATTGAACAATATTTCCGCCAATTGAAAATCCTGTCATAGTTCCATCTAAAACTTTTTCCCAAGTATCTTGTGCACCCTTAGATACGTAAGCGTTTACATAAATACCTTTATAAGTTTTCCCAGACTGCTTGTCAAAATAATCTTCTGGTTGAAATGATAAAACTTTGCCTACTGCAATTGGAGCATGCATTTCACGGAGATTTCCTCTAAAACGTGCAAATGCTTTTTCTGATGCGTCTGAAGTAACTATGTCGCCATGACGATCAACATTGTCTAGTGTTGCGAAGCCTGAAACAGTTCTTTTCTCCTTATCAACTTTATTGATAGGGAAAGACATTTTGAGGCTGGAATCGCTATTGTTCCATTGTACTTTTTGAATGTTCATTCTAAGTTAAATAGTATCAACATATAAGATAAAGGCAAAATATTGTGATATACTATTTTACTTTTCTACCAGAATTTTTAGGGTTTCTACCGCTAACTGTTTCTGGGGGCGCAGCATTTCTAGTTTTATCTCTGGCCCGAGACTGCATAGTCTGAGCCTGTATTTCTGCTGCTTGGGCTTGAGGATCAAATACTTCATCTCCAGAATCAATTGGGTTCATGTTCATTCTCATTCTAACTTCATTTGGTTTTACAACCTGTGTTGTTAGATAAATTTGATCAATTTGAGCTTGAGATAATTCATCAGTAAGAGTAAGTTCTTCAAATTTAAATGTAAATATATCTGTAAATTCTTTAATAATTTTATTAATTTGATTCTCTAATGCGTCTTGTGCTGGACGAGTAACTTGTTCTTTAAATATTTTATCATCTAATGGGCTAGGGGTTCCGTGTCCAATTTTAGATAAAGGAGTTCTATGTGCGATTAAAATACGATCTCTGTTTTCAATAGCATAATTATTAAAAGAAGAATCTTGCATTCCCGCTTCGACTGCCTTCATATCAAATTCTACACGGCCCTGCTCTCCATCAGAAGGAAGCGGAATATAAAGTGTTCTATGATTGCGTCCTTTAAGGCCAATCTGGAAAAACTCAAGAAGTTTTCTTTCAGAATCAGCATTAAGTTTTGCACCCTTAACAGTAATAATATAACGAGGAACCGCTTTGTTTTCAAAATAATCTAGATTATATCTTTGAGCAAATTCATCTCCCGCCACGGCATTTTTTGCAGATAAAATATCTGGAACTCCGTAGTAAGTATTGGTTGGAGTGTATTTCTTAAAATGAATAACTTCGTTAGGACGTGGGTCTGTGCCTATTTGGTCTTGAGTGGTCTTGTCGCCAAAGTTTCTAAAATAGGTATACCTGTTGTATACAACCTGTACAAACCCGTCTCTATGGCGTCTTATACGCATTGTAATGGCAGGAATATGGCCTACATAACCAATATCTCCGTTAGATGTTCTGCCTACTTCAAGATATCCATTTCCAGTAACTTCTAAATCTTTATAGACTTTTTGTAAAATATCTTCAAAAGAGTCATCTGAATTAAGAGTCTCTATTTTATCTTTTATTAAAACTCTTGCACGAGAAACTTTTCTACGAAGTCTTTCTAATGCTTGTTCATCTGTTGATGCATCTTCTAATTTATCAAGTAATTTTTGTGTTTCTTCAAATTTATATCCAAGACCTACAGTATTAGAAACTTTAGCATCAATTGCTGCATGATGATATGGAGAAATATCATAAAGTTGTGCAAGATACATTACATTGTATGGAGGTTGAACAATTTGAAAAAGAGAATAGCCCGTAAGGTCTAGCGGGTCAAGCTTTTTAGATTTTGCATCGCCTTGACCAGTATATGCTTTTTGTAATTTTCTTGAAATATTTCTTTTAAAATTAGCATTAAGATTTTCAATTTTTAAAAGATCTTCGGCTTTTGCTAAAAATGGGTCATCAAAATCTGTTTCTTGTAATTCTTTTGGAGAATATCCTATTGATACTCCACTGACTTCTAGTGTGTTTGGCTCTTCATCATCATCGGCTACGTTAGCTCTGTATTGCATTAGATAATCCCCATCTTTTTCTTTGTTTCAAGATCTTCTTTTAATGCTGGTAAATCTAATTCATCTGGTACCAAGCCCCAGTCTAATCTTTGTTTTTGGTTTTCATATTCATTTTGGCTTACTGGCCTAGAGCCAGAAAACCATAAAGGTTGTCCTTCTTCAATTCCATAATGTTTAGCAAAATTTCTTAATTGGGTAATTTTTTTTACATCGCCCTTTACAGCAAATATACACATATAATTACCTTCATCATCTGTAACAAGTTTGCCATCGGGCATCTGCCAGATATAAGTACCGTATCGTACCTCTTCTACTTCTGTAGTTTTCATTTTCATACTATCATTTTACCATTTTCTATTACTTGATCATAAAATTAGTACCACTATGAACCAATTTTGTGTACTATTGGCATTGTTTTACGCAAATCAAATAATAAAGGATTTGATAAGGAATTCATAGAGTTATCATTAGTGGCAATTGCAAGTGAATTTTGAGTAAATAAATTATACCTATTTATAGCATCTTGTTGAGATACTCCGTTTTCCCATAAATTAATATAACCATAAGAGCTTTCTGAACCCGCAGCATAAAGATTTAAACCCAAGGTATCTACATAATATGTTTCAGCATTTGATACCCCATTTAAATTAACAGTAGCATATCCATATACAGCATTGTATGGAGGAGTTGCGGATACCGTTATTGCTTGATCAACAGTAGTAAGAGTAATTGGTGTGCCCGTAGTACTGCTTATAAATGTTCCAGCCGAATCTTCCCAGTTTATTGATAATGAAGCAGTTCTTGTACCGTAGGAACTCAACATTCTAGAATTTGCAGAAAGAGTATGTATTGCTGGGTTTAAAGAACTAAATCTACCTGTTATTTGATTTTGTCCAATTATTGTTGGATTGGCTAAGTTAGGCATTATTATAAGAGTTGTATTTGTTCCTGAAGTATAAGTTATAGTTGCATTTGTTGGATTATAAGATCCTGTAGCATCTCCAATTTTTGCAATTGTTAATGAACCAGACACGCTATCTGTTGCTGTCATTGTTGAAATTGTATAATTTTCTGTTGGAGAGACCCCTCCAAAATCAAATGTAATATATGCATAAGCAGCGGTTGCTGGTGCCACAGCTGCTAAGGACAATGTTTGGTTAGTTGTAGTTAATGTTGTTAGGGTGCCTGCAGATGCACTTAAAAATGTACCTGCTGAATTAACCCAATTAATTAAAATTTTTCCAGTTCTTGTTCCATAAGAACTGGCCATTTTAACAGCACCCGTTACAGTATATGTTCTTCCTACAGTAACAGCAAATCTTCCTGCAGTTTTGTTTTGTCCAGTAGTTGTTGGGTTGGCAAGATTTGGTGTTAGAATTGTAGTTGTACCAGAATTATAAGATATAGTAGTATTGTTTGGATTATATGAACCTGTAGCATCACCAATTCCTGCTATTATTGGACTCGAAATAAGGCCGTTGATATACATATCAGTTGTATATGGTTTATCAAATAAAACGCAAATGTGTACAGGAGTATTAGCAGAAAAAGTAAATCTAGATATTTGATCTGTTACGCTTGATGCTGTTACAGAATTTGAAACATATAAACCATTGATGTAAATTGCAGAAATTGCTGAATTATATGCTGCTGACCCAGTTGAATCTATATATAAATTGGGATATCCTGATGCACTTGTTACATCTCCAATAATAATATTTGAATTGGTAAAATTAGTATCTGGTCTATACCAAAAATCTATACCCGCTACATTTTTAGAATAAAGATTTGTAATTTTTGCATATCCTGGAACTGTTGCGTCATCTACGCTATATGGGAATAATAATCCTAAATTTGGAGATCTAGTTTGAATGGGTTTTCCATGACTTTTTATTGTAAATGAAGAATTATTAATACTTTTAGAAACTGGTGTTAATAAAAAATATTCTCCTTCAGAATAAAAATTCATATTTTTATAAAAAGCAATTTCTAGATTATTAAAAGATTGAATAAGATCTGAATTATCAGATTTTACAATTCCAGTAACTCTAATTAGCATGTTACTTAATTTATTTGAAAAATTATATCCCGATATAAAACCGTCTTTTCTGGTAACGGTTTTCCAATTTGTTTCTTGATTTGTTATATTTGGATCATAAAATGAATATTCAACTAAAGCATTATTTGTTGAATTCCAACCAATTTTAGAACCCAAAATAGAATCCATAGATGTTAACGGTATATTTGTTATCCAATAAGACATTTGATTAACAGCAAAAGATTGTGTAACATCAACTGGATAATAAGGATCTACATAATACTGAAAAGGAACAGCATATTTAATAATTCCACTCCACGGATAACCATTAGGATAATAATATCCATTTATATATTGATTTGTAAAATCATCAATATATAAATCACAAATTCCTAAATCTGTAAAACTGCTTGAATTAGCTTTAAGTAAATTTAAATCATTTCCATTATGATAAGATTGACCAATAGTTAAAATACTATTATTAGAAAAAATAATTGTTTTTGCATAAACTGCACTTTGAGTAGTTATATCAATAATAGATAAACTTTTAGGGTCTAGTGATGAAATTACAGTTAAAAGAATAGAGTTGTTTGCCATAGAAACTGCTATTTTGTGATAATTTAAAGTATTGCTAGGTGTTACAGAAGCAAGAGTTGTTGTTGTACCGTTTAAAGTATCATAAAATTTTAAATTATATATTCCATTTAATCTTTCAACAAATAAAGTAGAAGATCCATTAACATTGTTAATTGACCATATATACTCATCATCGTGAGTCAAACTTGATTCAGCAACAAGACTTATTGTACATGGCATAGATGAAATTTTTCCAAAATCAGAAAAATCTAAGGCTGCTTTACCCCCATCCCATTCAATGCCACTAAAATCTGTTGGAACTGAAAGCACACTTGTTTTATCTATATTATTAAATAAAACTCTATTAATTTTTTTTGATTCAAGTCCCTGAGAAGTTATGTTTAAATTATATAAATTGGAATAATCTTGAAATCCTTTTCCATTAAAAATTTTACCATATTGAAAATTTTGAGGAGATTCTTCAAGGGCAAACATATATGTTCCATATTGCGTAGAAGATTTAATTGGTTTATTATCATACATTCCCCATTTAATATGATCATTTAATTGTCTTGATGTTAAAAGATAATCATAAAAAGCTAAATTAGAAATTAAAAAATATTGCCCTGGCTCTAAAGAAGTTACTGTTGGAGGAATTGTTGAAAAGTCATTATACGATCCAGCTATTCTAAAAATAAGATTTTGATAGTTATTTGAAATATTTGAATCTTGAAATAGTCCGTCGCCAACATATGCAGAAATGCCAGTTTTTCCATTAACTGAAACGTTAATTGTTTTATTGCTATATGTTGCATAAATGTGTAAAGGAGTGTTTAAATCGGTAATTACGCAATAAGATTTTGCATATCCTCCTGATTTTTGCGGAACATAAAATTCAATACAATTTGTTTCTTGGTTATATAAAATGGAAGCATAATTATAAAAATAATTACCTCCACTTACGGTAGTATAATATCCAATTGATAAAAGATATATTTTGGGATATGAAACAATACTATTTCTAAATCCTATATCTGTTCTATAATTATTTGTAGAAAAATTATCATATTCTGTAAAGTCTAAAGATTGACCATCCATCCAATCAAATGATGTCCAAAATTCTGTTGACCAAGTGTGGGGGTTTGAAGATGGGACAAAAACATCATAAATATTTTTAATTTCAATAGAAGAACTTGATGTAATTTTAGCTGAAGTTTTATTGCCCATAACAATTGGACTTGAATATTCTATGCCTAAAATAGATGGGTTGTTGCTATAAGATGTAGAATCAACAACCCTTAAAGTATTTAAATAACCGTAAGTAAACCCAGCATATTGATCATATAGATTACCCGCAGTATGATCATTACCTAATGTCCCGCCATATGTCGTATAAGCATTTTTTAAATTATAATATGTATAATCAGAATCAATTGGAAAATAACCTAGGGGGTTGTCCCTATTTACAGCATATAGATATGACATTGGTTAGCCTCCAATTATTGTGCAAGTCTTGAAAGTCTCCATGTCACTGCAGTTGTTGCTGCATCTGTTACTGTAACTTGAAGAATAGAATTTGAAGATAAATATGAAGCAATAACATTAACTCCAGACATAGCACCACCAATTTCTGTTACACCGTATTCTTCAAAACTTACTAAACTCGATCCGTCTGTTACAACTCTAATTGTTGAAGCTCTAACTTTAGAACCTTGTCTCATATTTAATAAATATTCAATTCCTATAAATGTATTAACTGCAATTGTATCAATTGTTATTGCTGTATTTGATCCAAGAGTTCCTGCTGTTTGCGTATATCCCGTACCAGTTCCACTACCAGTTCCAGCAGTTGGGCTTTGCCAAACTGGCACTCCTCCAGAAACTGCAAGGACATAACCATTAGTACCAATACCAAGTCTTACTGCTTGCGTTACGGCTGAACCATTTGCTCCAGCGTATATTATGTCTCCTTTTGTTGTAAAAGGAACAGCAAGAGTTATTTGAGCATCTGTATAATTTTTTGTAGCAGCATGAGATGTTGCCGTAGGATCACCAATTGTAATCTTTCCACTTGTTTCTCTATAAACAAGGGTATTTGCTACAGCTGTAGATGTAGATTTTGTATCAATGGTATTTGCTAAACTATAAATATCGGATGGAACATCAACTGGATCAGTTGATAATGGATATGGAAAACCTTTGCTTGTTGTTGAACTCATAATCTATATTATAGCAAATAATACGCATTTTGCGTATATGCTACTCTCTACCCCACTTTATCTTGTTCCAAATACGCTCATGTACGTAATATAAGAATATTTTAGTAAATATTTCCATGCCAGAAATAGCTAAGGCAAGTTTAGCTTTTCCAGTAATTAAATAAGAAAGAATGAAGGTATCAATTGTGCCAGCTGTTCTCCATGTTACCGCTTTTACAAATGATCTTCCATGAGATACCCACATAATAGGCTTTCTTTCTATTTGCTCAAACATAATTCTTTCTTCCGCCTCTGATATTTTATTATCAAATACCCATCTGCTTACGTTTTTCAGTTGCTGAAATAGCTTCAATGTCTGCTCCTAACGATACTTGTTCAATCTTATATCCTACATCACGCCCATATACAATATTTGTAATATTTGGCAGCTTAAGAACCAAGGCGTCTACCATAACTGGATCTTGAGATATATAACCTTTTACTTGATCAAATGTTAATGGATCTTTTTCGCTAGTTTTATAAGTATCTCTTACTCCTAATAAGACTTGATCTGCCCTTTTACCCGCTTCTTCATATAAAGCGTGATGGCCTTCATGCCAAGGTTGGTAGCGACCAAGCATTAAAGTTGTTGGCTTCCTCCAGTCATGTAATTTAAAATCAATTATAGCAACTCTTGCAGCATCAGTATACTCAATCATATCATCAAATACTAAATCAACATTGGTTGGAAACTCCCACATTGCAGTTGTATCTGGAAAATCACGAACTGGTTTTCTATTCATCCATACAACTTTATCTGCTTTACCAAATGCTGATCTTGTTTCTGATGTTGGATTAATAAAATCAACAACAACATTATAACCTTTATTTGCAAGAAGTCTTGATAAAGCACCCATACGGCGGGACTGTTCAATACGATCTTCTTTGCTAAATCCAAGATCTTTATTTAATTCTGCTCTTACATCATCAGCATTAATATGAATAGCATTAATTCTATCTGCTAATTCTTTTGCAAATGTTGTTTTGCCACTGCCTGGCAACCCTATAATTTGTATAATCATCTATTAAATATCTCCTTTTTGCCACATCTTATATCCATATTTATGCCAATCTTTAAAACTACCGAGATGAGTTATTGCTCCATTATGAAACAATTCCCAATCTTTACCCTTATAAATATAAATATTATTTACTCCAGAAGATACGGAATCCTGAATAGCTCTTGTCCATATATGAACTCCTGTCATGTCATGAACAAAATTTTTATTTGAATAATCTGGATTTTCAAATTCTTTTTTTATATAATCAAGAACTTTGTTTAATACTGGATGTTCTGGACAAGAAGCAAATGCTAATTGTGCATAATTTATTCCATCATCATCTTCACAAACTATCATATCACAATTTATTTTAAGCCATGATTCAATTGGTTGGTTACATATAGTATCAAGATCTGCATAAACACCGCCATATTTATTTACTACTAAATATCTCCAAATGTCCCCACGCATGACACCAATTGGACAACTGTTCCAAATTGAAAGCCAGTCCTCACCGTATTCGTGAAGTATAAAAGCAGACGCTTCTTCATCATCCATATAAATATATTTATATTCTGGATTAAAATCTTTCCAGGTTTGAGCTGCCTTTTTTATTATTTCTGGCAATGAATTAAATGAGTCTTTATATGTTTGCCAAATTATTTTAGGAATCATTTTGCTTTTTTTAACATGATATAATCATCTTTAAAATGATGGTGTATTAAATCTTTTGTTGAATCTTTTAATTCAATACCTTCAGATTTTTTAGTTTTATTAATTATTGGCAAATTAACTTTATCTGATATTCCTATTTTATTTAATATTATTGGCCAAGTGTTTTGAATATTTTCTATATTATACAAATCAATACTATTATCATTATCTAATCTTACAGATTGTGGAATTGTTGGCTCATACCCACCTTCTATAGACTTTATAATAAATTTATCTAAACCTAATTTTGTTAAATTATACATAGGATAGGTATTTTCTTCTTGCCATCGGTATTCTTTTACATAATAATACAAAGAAATCATTATTTTTTCTGGATCTCTTACAGTTGAAAACTTATACATTGAATCCCATCTTGACCCTATTTCTTGTTTTATTCTTTTTACATCAGAATGTTTTAATAAACCTTTAGAGTTAAAATATTCTTTACCAAAATGTTTTATATACAACTCTTCCATTTCATTGCCGAAAGTCCATCCGCCAAATATAAAATCATTCCAATTTAAATATGGAGTTAAAGCTTCTTCTATGGAAGTTCCCCCAGTTCTATCGCTATGAATAAATATAAAATTTTTTGAATAACTTAAGATCATAAATATTTTATTCTTTTAATCTTGGAAAATCAAAATAAAAATTTTGTTTTAATGTTTCGTAAAACCCATACTCAAATTCATTGTCTTTTGTTTGTCGCATTCTTGGACAAAATATCCTGGCTTGTTTCATACATTTTATATGAAAAGGATAATTATCTGAAAAAACATTTGGGCCTTCTTTAGTAGCCGTTCCTATTAAAGTTGCCCACCTTATACAATTATCATTTTTTTTAAAACTGATGCCACAATAAGCACAAATACCGTTTATATAAACAGATTCTTCATTTTTTAATAATAAAATAAATGGTTTAATTTCATCAAAAATTGGTTCAGATTGCCACGGGACTGGTATTCTTTTGTGTAAATATAATTTTGTTTCCATAATAAGTCTTTTAAAAGTTGGATTTTTTCTTATATTTAATGGAAGATCAACATAAGGTCTGGGTAAACCTAAGATGTCTTTAGTATTTTGAGACCATTTAACACTATGCATAATTTTTTCTTTTCCAAATATTTTTTTTATACCACCCGCTTGAAACTGAACAACTTTGAGTATATGCATCATTAGCTTCTTTTGATAAATTTTCATTAAATTCACTTTGCCAGCTTTCAGTTTTAAATAATATTATTTGTGCAAAAGGTGTTCCTTTAGGAATTACACCTTCAAATGTTTTATTAAAAAATACTGGAACGCTTCCATTATGATACATACAAAATTCACCATCAATAACTGCACTTAATGTTTGAAATGGTAAATCAAATCTGTTTAAAGGATGAGTAAATAACATACTATATCCTTTTGGTATTTTTAATGATATTTTGGTCATCCAGGCAAAATGCAAATTTGAAAAACCTTCAGGCGTTGGAAGAGTTTTATTTGTATAATCATTTTCTCTTAATTGTAAAAAAACATCTTTAAGTTCTTCTCTCCAAGTTATTGCTGGGCCAATTTCTGTTTGCTCCACAGCAATATCTACTGGAGTAGTTAACATATATCCAGTTGCAAAACTTTCAAAAAATGGTTGACAAAGTTTAAATCCAGGGCGAGTGGGGAATCTTTTTATTTTTTTTTCGTCTTCATCTAATCTTGTTCCATTTTTATACCAATCTGGTATAAAGTTTTTTGCTGAACCAATTCCGCCATACGATTTATTTGTAACAAAATATTTTAATATATTTTTTTTCATCTAATACCCTATCTGTAAGTTTTTTTAGACCAAAACATTGTTTTATATCTATTAAAAAATTGACTATTTAAAAATAATGAATTTTTTTTAATTTCTTCTTTATTATTTTCATTTCCAAAATTCATAACCCAAGATTCTCTTTTAAAAGGTATAACTTGTACCATTGGTGTTCCTGCAGGAATTATTCCTTCAAATTTTGTATCATTTAAAAAAAATGGAAGATTAACTGGAGAAAAATAATTGTCTGTATCAACAATTCCTTCTAAAATAGAAAAATATAAATTGCCATCATGTACGGGTGGAATAAACAAACATGAATATCCAGGTTCAGTTTTTATAGCCCATGGATTATTCCACTTGGGCAACTTTGATAATTCTTTTCTTTTTGGGTGGTATGGAGCTTGTAAAGCACTGTGCCATCCGATTGATTCGTTATTCGCAAATAATTCTTGTTCGCCTTTTTCATTTTTTTTAACAAATATATCTTGATGTGTAGGAATAATATATCCTGATGTTATAGCATCAAAAACAGGAATACATTTTTTTATTGTTCCCATTGGTTGTAAATCTATAAATATATCTTTTTTTCCATTTATATAAGAATCAGTTTTTTTATACCAATTTGGTAAAAATTCAGAAGATGGTTTTGGCAAATATTGATCTGAAATATCTAATATTTTAGTAAATATTATTTTTTTAGTCATTGCGCCCTTTTTTATTAAATTAATTAAAAATTTTAATTAATTATTATTGATTGATTTACAGATGCTTGTATTTGTTCTTTTGTTAAAACTATAGAAGGATCTATTGCTTTAGGAGCATTTGGAATAAAAATTTCTTCAGCTTTTTCTACAAAATTTGGAGAAATAAATTTTGTTCCGTCCCATTTCCACATTACTTTAACATTATCATCAGTAATAATTGGATTATCTTTAACATCTGACAAGAAAAAAGTTTCAAATATTTGAATTACTGTATTATCATTATTTTTATCAAGAATTGCATATTTTATAATTGGAGCATCAACAAACTGTTTATTTTCATATTTTTTATTTAAATATGAATCTAAGTCTCCTGCAACTTCTATAACATTTTCAGAAGAGTCATCAACATCATTTTCTGTTTTATGATGAGCAAATACTACTCCGTCTTTTAAGTGTACATATTCTTTCATATTAATCTCCTATTAATAGTATTCTATTACCTGATAGGTACATGGACCAGTCACAGTTAATGTAGTTGAATTTGTTAAAGTTGCTCCATATGCTGCAGATGTTAAAGAAGTTGTTCCACCGCTTAAATTTGTAGCATTAAGTGAAATATTTGATGCATTAGTATTCATTGCATTTATATAATAAGTTGCATCTGTGTTAGATGATGAACCTAAAGATGCATATCCTGGATAAGCAGCGAAAAATGTTGTTCCATATCTTGGGCTAACGCTTGAAGCGATGTTAAGTATAGGCTGTGTTTGACTTCCTGGACCACTACTTGTATAACCTGAAGCATAAGCATATGCTCCTGAAAATGAAATTGCAGATCCAGTTCCTGTTGCAGCGCTTAATGCTCCTGTTGCAGCAACTGTACCCGCTGACCCTGTTGATACAGAGTGAACTACTGTTTTTGCAGTATTTACTGCCGTAATTGTAATTGTTCCTGCAGAAGAAGCTGTACCTGTTTGCAAAGATTTAATTACTGATGCTGTATTTGGATATATTGCGACGCCCATATTAGACTATTTCAACCCCCGATATATGAAAGTTTACAGATGTTGCAGAAGCTCCACCAGTAATGGTTTTAGGTGTTGCGTTTGCTGGAAGGACTTGTTTTAAATCAAATAAAGCCTGTCCATTTCCAGCAATTGCTGCTGCGGTTGCAAAAGCAATTCCATCAAAAGCAAGTGTAAAAGTTTGTGCTGTGCCTGTTGTATTAGTAACTACAATATTTGTAATAATAGATTGTGTTCCTGTAGTTGGAACGGTATAAAGTGTTGTTGTTGTTGTTAAAGAGGCTGCTCCTCTATACATTTGTACTGCTGTTGTTGCCATTATTTATTTCCCCCAAAATTATTTAACATTATAGATAGGCTCCCATAATAACCAACAGCTCTACATCTTTACCTTGAATAAGTATTTGACCATTAGTCTGAATACCGTTCTTAACTTTAAAATCTAGATCTGCCATTTAGGTTCCCTTTCCCCTTTATGTGATATAGGTTTATTGTATCACAAACCCATTTTTAAGCAAATATTAATAAGCCTGCATTATATGCATTATTTTTGTTTCATTTGCAAGCATTGCAAATGTTACGGATCCCGCACCTGGGGCAGATGATGGTGCTGCTGCCCATGCTGGAATACCGCCAGATACTGTAAGAACTTGTCCAGTGCTTCCAATTCCAAGTCTGGCTGGAGTATTAGCAGATGAAGCATAAATCATATCTCCAGTGGTTGTTGTAAGAGTGTTATTAATGACTCCAGAAGTCAGTGCCAACGTTCCTGTTGTTGTTGGAAGAGTAAGTGTTCCAGTATTAGTAATTGATGAAATTACTGGAGCGGAAGAAAATGTAGCAACTCCTGAAATTGTATGGTTTCCAGATAATGTTCCTGATAATGTGGCACCATTAATTGTTGGAGTAGTTAATGTTAGTCCAGCAATTGTTGTTACGGTTGCTCCCGATCCAATTGATGTGGATCCAATTGTAGGTGCAGAATATCCTGAAACAGCACCCCAAGAAAGATTTCCAGCTCCATCTGTTGTTAAATATTTTCCTGAATTAGAAGTTTGTGATGGAAGCAAAGCGTTTGCAGCAGCTGCAGCGGTTGTTTGTCCTGTACCACCGTTTGCAATTGGTAATGTTCCAGTAACATCATTTGCAAGTCTTACTGTTAATGTATTATTTGCTCCAGAAATTGTTTTGTTGGTAAGTGTTTGTGTACCATCAATTGTATCAATATCACCTGATGAGGTTCCGCCAATTGTTTTACCCAAAACTTGTGAAGAAGAAAGAACGGTAGCTCCCGCAATCTTGTAAGTTTTTCCTGAAGCCAAATCAAAGTGTTCAGATGATGTCCATGCTGGTGTTGTAGAAACCCAGTTTAAGGTTTTATCTGTTGTTCCGTGAAGCGTGATACCTCCACCATTTGCAGTGGTATCAGTTGGGCTTGAAACGTTTCCAAGCTCTATATTTTTATCTGTAACAGCGAGGGTAGTGGAATTAACAGTAGTAGTTGTTCCATTTACAGTTAATCCTCCAGTTACTACAAGATTACCGCCTACATTTATATCTCCTGTTGTTGTAACAGAAGAAGCCTTTAACAAACCTGTTGAAGGGTTAATTGTAAGCTTTGTAGAGCTTGTCTTTATAGGTCTATTGCCTGAATTTGAGCTTACATATGTTAGATATAGATCAGAATTTGTTGATGTATCATCAGTTATTCCAACATTTGTAGCATTTGTTGCAGTTGTAGCAGATGTTGCAGTATCTGCATTTCCTGCCAAAGCTGCAGTAATTGTTCCAGCTGTGAAGTTACCTGAAGAATCACGAGCAACTATTGCACTTGCAGTATTTGCAGATGTTGCAGTAGTTGCAGAATTTGAAACTTTACCTGAAGTTGAAATTGTTGAAAGTTTGGAATCTGCAATAGATCCTGCCAACATAGTATTTGTTACAGTTCCTGTATCTGTTGTGTA